TGTTGATAAGACAGGTAAGATCCACCATTCTTGTGCTTTAGCTACTAACACATTTCGACAAGCTCATTATCGTCCAAATCTTAGTCAAGTAAATAGTGCTGAAGAGTATAGAGAACTTTTTAATGCTGGAGCTGGACGAGTACAGGTAGGAGCTGACGCAAGCCAGCTCGAATTGCGCGGACTTGGACACTATATGTCCATATTCGATGGAGGAGAGTTTAGTAAAGAAGTTGTTGAGGGAGATATTCATACTCGACTTGCTGAAATTTATGGTACGACGAGACAAATCTCGAAGTCCGTAACCTATTGCATGATCTATGGCGGAGGCGATTTTCGCATAGGTCTGACGGCTGGTTTTAATAAAAAACAGGCTGCAAAGGAGGGTAAAAGGATAAGAACTGCTGTATTAAATAAGTTAAAAGGCTACAAAGAACTACAACTAGCAATCCAACAAAAAGCAAGGTCAGGTGTACTAAAAGCATTAGATGGTAGACCCTTGAGGGTAGGTGACAAAACTCATGTCGCTGCAAACTATCTCATCCAAAGTGCTGGGGCAATAATTTGCAAGACTTGGCTAGTTGAATCTATCAAAAGATTAAAAGCACAACATGTAGATTTTGTTCCACTGGCTTTTATACACGATGAGATACAGCTATCGGTTCATCCTAAAGACACATACGAAACAAAGAAAATATTAGAGGAAACAATTATTGACGTTCAAGCAATGCTCGCTTTTCGATGCGAACTTGCCGCTGAAGCAAAATCAGGAATCACTTGGTGGGACTGCCACTAAAGTTTGCAAGTCATGTAATAAACGTAAACCAGATAACCAATTTACTAGAGCTGATGGAAGACACAGAGCTACGAGAAATCGCTGTAAAGAGTGTACAAACATTCAAAGCAATATCCGCAATACCCTTAAAAAACAACATCCAGAACCCGCCGCTGGTAACTGCCAAATATGTGGACAGTACACGAGCGAGTGGGTCTTGGATCATTGCCATAAGAAATTATCTTTTCGAGGGTACATTTGTAGATCTTGCAACAGCGGTATTGGTTTGTTACATGATGATCCCGACACGTTAAAGCGAGCTGTTATTTATCTCACGAAATGAAATTAAAACCACCGACCATATTACTTGATGCTGATTATTTTTTTTACAGAGCTGCTACTGCTTCAGAGTATGAAATGACATACGATGCGGACACTACTGTTATAGCTGGTAGTTTATCTCTCGGACAGAAAATAATTAGATCAGATGTAAAAAATTTAAAGCAAAGGTTTGATACAGACCATCTAATAATGACGTTTACCGACGTTAAAAATTTTAGAAAAACCATAGATAGTTCTTATAAATCTAATAGAACAAAGCGTAAACCTTGTGGATTCAAACGCTTATTAAACTGGGCAAAGACTGAGTATGAATGTATTCGTATGCCACAACTAGAGGCAGACGATGTGCTTGGTATTTTAAGTACGAGTGGATGCTATACAAACTTTGTATTAGTTAGCCCAGACAAAGACATGGAACAAATACCATGTCGTATTTATAACTTGAAAGAAGAGTCCACACAAACTCCAGAGCGAGCTGAATACAAATTATTTGAACAGTGTCTAAGTGGTGATCCAGTTGACGGGTACTCAGGTATCAAAGGCGTTGGCAAAAAGAAAGCACAACTTATTTTAAAAAATAAAGAAGGTAGTTATTGGGACACTGTGCTTGGTGCTTTTCTTGAGCATGGCTATAAGAAAGCTGATGCACTAAGACAATTAAGACTTGCCAAGATACTTCATGCAGATGATTGGGACTTTACAAAAGAAGAACCTATATTATTTACGCCATGATTTTTACAAGGCAAGAACTTATTTATATACGAAATAATTTATTAAGTAGTCGTATGTATAAAGGTGCAAACTTACCTCACAATGCTGTCATTTGGGAAGAGTGGATGCACAATTTTCTGAAAAAAATTAATGACCAATTAGATGAGTAAGTATTCACCAACCCACTATCAAAGAGGTTACATAGAAGTCTGGGACTTTATAGAAGATCAAGACCTAGACTACTTTCTTGGGAATGTAATTAAGTATGTATGCAGAGCTGGATATAAACCAGACGAACACATGCTTGAGGATCTTAAGAAAGCTAAAACATATCTCTCAAAAAAAATATCCATTATCGAAAAAGAAAATGCACTTTGACTTTCAAGGTCAAGCAATCCAATTCCGATTGCAAATGGATCAGCCTATCGGAGCAAAAGCTGATCTTAAATTACAAAGAGAACTAATCCGCGAGGAGTACTGGGAGTTTAATCAAGCAATAGCTGGTAATGAACCAGACGAAGATGCTTTAAAAGAACTAGCAGATATAGCTTTTGTTTGCTTCCAATATGCTACAGCCGCTGGCTGGGAACTTGATGAAGCTTTAGACAGAGTATTTAAAAGTAACATGTCTAAGTTAGAGAATGGCAAGCCAGTAAAGAACGCCGCTGGCAAAGTAATCAAAGGTCGAAACTACAAACCCCCTTATTTAGAAGACATAGTATGAATGAAAAAATAGCAAGAACAGGTAGAGTATCTTCTTGGCTCGAAGATCCATCACATAGATTACCTGTATCATGTACAATCGTTTGCCCCGAAGATAACATGGAGTCCATACAAGACTCTTGGGTATTCGCAAGTTACGCACTAAGACATGGAGCTGGAGTAGCAGTTCATCTTAGTAATCTCAGACCAAAAGGAACTGACAATGGTAAGGGATTAGTTGCAAGTGGAGCTGTAAGTTTTGGTAAAATTTATTCCACTCTCAATGAAGTATTGAGGAGGGGTGGTCATTACAGATCGGGCGCGATTACTCTTCACATTGATGCTGACAACGGAGACTTAGTAGATTTTATAACAGCTAAAAGAAGTGAGTTACCTTGGGTAAAAAGGTGTGTGAATATAGACCAAGAATCTTGGGATAACTTAGATAGTGTCACTAGAGGTTTATTACTGCACGGAATACAAGCTGGAGATATATGGTTAGCTAAAAAGAAATACGATAAACAAGGTAGAAGAGTTAGGTTTAATGTATGTTTAGAAGTTGCCCTTTTAAATAAAGGCAGTTGTCTGCTTCAACATGTGAACTTGGCGGCGTGTGACAAACATGAACTTATAATCGTGTTTGAACAGGCTATGAAAGAGCTTTGTGAATTACACCCAAAGACAGGCGTAGAAAAAGATGGCATGTATCGTCACCCAAATGATGATAGACAAGTTGGGCTAGGCATGATTGGTCTAGCTAATTTTCTTGCTTACTACAATGTATCCTACAAAGAGTTTGGTGAGGCACTTGAATTACTAAACAAAGATCGCGCACCCGAAGAATACAATGACGCATATGATTTAGCTATATGGTTTATGCGAGCTATCAATGCCGCTGCTGATGTAGCTGAAAGTTACAACATGGACAGAGCTTTTGCTATTGCTCCTACTGCTACATGTTCATATAGATATTCTGATAGAAAGGGAAATACATCTACACCTGAGATCGCTCCACCGATTGCTACCAGTGTAGATAGAGATAGCGCATCTTATGGTGTGAAGTCTGTTGACTACGGATATGTTGAGACTGCTTGGGAGGTTGGTTGGGATGCGTACTATTCTGTTGCCAAAGGAATGTGTCAGTTGTTAGAGAACACTGGATTATTTCATGGCTACTCATTTAATACATGGACAGATGTATGCACATACAATGATGAGTTTATACAAGATTGGTTGGACTCACCATTGACAAGCATGTATTACTCATTAAGGGTAATGCCAGATACACAAAGAAAAGATGATGCCGCTGCACTAATAGATGATGAAGATTATAAAGACTTATTTGACTTTGATAAAAATGAAGTTTGTTCAACTTGTGCAGAATAATGACTAGCCCTTATACGAAACTAACAAATAGAAAAAGAAAATGGACACCAATAGAAGTTACTAAAGGTGTTCTATTAGAAGGATCAGAAGAAACATTTTATAGAGCCTTAGCACTAAGAACGCTTGAGCTACCTGTTAAAGAAATGCTTGAGCAAGGATTAGCAAAAGAGTTACCTAAGATAGATGGATGTGAAGAAGCACTTAGATCTAACCAAAAAGATGAAGACAAGCATGATCTTGCTTTTAACTATTTGGTTAATGCTCATGGGACTGACG